TTCCAGGTTGATGTTGGCAAGCGGCACCCGGTACACGTCGCCACCATCCACGGGTGGCAGGTCCTCGCGGCGTCGCACGTCATTGGGGGACAGAAAGCCGGACTGCATACCCGTCGAGTAGGCAGAGAATCGGCTGGCCAGGTCGCCGCGCAGTAGGCCGTCCATGTTGAACCGCAGGAACGCGCCACCCGGCAGCAGGCTGCTGAACGCTTCCTCAAGCTTGTGAACGTAGGGCCGCAGCGTGATCGTGACGAACTGGATATGTTGCTGCTCCACCGACGCCTGCGACATTCCCGCCGTGATGCCAAGCATGACCGGCTGGATCTTGAAGATACGCGCGACTTCCTCAACGGTGAACGCGCGGGACTCCACCAACTGCGCGCGCTCGGCGTCGGCGCTCAACTTCTCAAACGTAGCGCCACCCGTCAGGATGTTCGGCCTGTGCGCCTTGGTCAGCCCTCGGCTGTTCTTCTCGAACTGATCTTTGAGCCGGGTCGCTTGCTCCTCGGTCATATCGCCGGGGACGTTGATGATCCCGCTCGACATCGTGCCGCTGCCGAAGTATCGGCCCGCGTACTCATCGAGCGCGCGAGCGATCCCCAGCACGTCCTTGAGTTCATCCACCCGCGACATGCCGACCAGCGCGCCAGGACGCCGGATGTCCGTGATGTGGAGCATATCCTCGGCGGGGATGATGATCGTGTTATCAAAGATGAACTGCGCGAACCCAGCGCGGTTACGCTCCACGCGCACGCGGGTCGGGTCCAGTACCTTGAACCCGATGACCTCGCCGTTGTCACGGATAATCCGAATGTAGGCGTTGCCGTTCAGCAGCACCGACATCAAGACAGACTGGTAGAAGTCCGAGCGCGCCACGGCGCGATCAGCGTCGGGCTGGTCCACCCACTCGGGACGGGGACGGAACGGGACGCGCTCACCGTCGCGGCGAATGAAGGAGTCAATCGGCAGCGTGGCAATCGTGTCAGCGATCAGCCGTAGCGCAGCAAAGACGGTCGCCAGTTTCGTCGAGGTCGCCGGCGTCATGTAGATGCCAGACAGCGACGCGGGTGCCAGCATCCCATCGGTCAGGAATAGTGACTGATACGTCACGGCGCGCTCCTCGCGCGCAGGGGTCAGCAGTCGTCCCAGCATCACTCACGCTCCAGCGCTAGACCGAACAGGAGCGCACCGACACCGAGAGCCACCACGCCAGCAGGCGGGAATATCCATGCCACGCCTGCCGCGATAGCCAGCAGGCCAGTCACCTGCAAGACGTTAGCCAGCATCAAGTCTCCGTTAGTAGAAGTTCACAGTCGGTGCAGGTGGTGTCTCCACGCGCGTCATCGCGCGCTCGATCCCCATCACCATCGCCACGGCCAAGTCAATGCGGCGCTCGCTGGACTTGGTTTCCTTCATCAGCCGGGTGCCGCGCGAGTCCTGCTTGAGTACAGCGTTGCTGACGTGGCGAGTCAGGGACGCATCGCCGTTGTGCGTCATGCTGCGCGTATTGACCATGTCGGTGGTGCGCTTCGTTGCGGGTGTCATGCGTGCCGCGGATTGCGGGAACTCGGTCACCGGCAGACCGTCCTCGGCAAGGATCTGCAAGGACCTGGCCCACAGGTGCGGGTCGGCGGTGATCTCGCGCACCGTCCAGCGCAGACACGCGGTGCGGATCGTCTCCTCCACGTCGAGGATGTCCACGCGCCAGTCAGTCTGACCCGGCAGCCGCTCCCAATGGCCAGCCACCTGAACATGTGGGAACTCGCCGATCTGCACGGCCACTAGCGCCGTGGAGTCACCCGAGAACGAGCCGTCCAATGCCAGCACCACGTCGGCGTGGTCAGGGATCTCGCGCGCCACCTGGCACTCATCCCACGCGGCCTGCGGTAGCCATTGACCCTGAAGGGACACGGGACGGTTGAACCAGTACCGCTCCCACTCAGCCGATGATGTCTGAGGGTCTTCATACGATGTGGCGATCGCGTCGAGGTTCATCCACTCCGACGCCGGTCCGTAGACCTCGGCCAGACCTGCGAGCCGGTCGCGCTTCTTCGTCGCATCCCACTTCGGTGCGGCTTGGCGATGATCGAACAGCAGACCAGCATCAGCCGTGCGGCCCTCCATCACAGCCTTGGCGTACTCGTGCGTCCCCTCGGCCACCGAGCCCTCACCGGGTGCGTACATCGTTGTGGTCTCAAAGCCCCAGCCCGCAGCCGTCTTGCGCTTGAGCAGGTTGCGCAGCACCACCTGATGCAGACGCTTGAGCCGTGGCAGCGTCCACAGGTGCGTCTCATCAAACACACAGAACGTGGACTTGCCGCCGTCCTTGGATGAATCGGCAGCCGACTCCGGCGTGATCTGTCCACCCTGCGGCAGGATGATGCGCGTCAGCCCCACGTCAATGCCAGGGTAGTCAGCGCGTAGCCGCTCTGAGGTGGAGCAAATGAACCGCACCGCGTCGTAGGTGTTCCCGGCTTGGCCGTACTCCGTGGCGAAGCACAGCACCTCGGGACGCTTGACAGGAGCGCCCACAGGCTCTCCCTCGTCGAAGGGATACCCCCACGCCGAGACCTCACCAGCAGCAGCGAAGTGATCGAAGCGCACCGGGCCAATCGCCTCAGCGATAGCCAGGAACGCAGCAAGCTCCGACTTGGCGCGACCCTTGGGACGCGACAGCACGGCGCGGCGGATCAGCCTGCGGCCAGCGTCATCGGTCTCGTAACAGCGCATGATGAACGCGGCGAACTCGTCATCTAGTCGCAGCGGCTCGCCCTCGACGTCGCCAGGACCGTGGACGCAGTAATGCTCCAGCCAATCAACGATCTGGAGCCCAAGACTATGCGTTGGCGACAGCAACGAGACGCGCCTTACGGTCAGAGTCCACGCGCGGCTCGGCCTTAGCCGCTGCCACCTCGTCGGTGACCTCGACCTTGAGACGCAGACGATCCTCGGGAGACGCGCCGAACTTGGCCACGCGCAGCCGCAACTCAGCAGCCACGCCGGTGTTGCCGGACCACAGATCGTTATGCAGGACCGCCGTGTCCAGCAGGAAGTCCCAGTCCGTTGTCGTGAACGTCTGCGACAGGGGAGAGCGCCGCCAGTTATCCCACCAGGCCAGGGTGCGATCATGCCAACTTATCGAATCCGGTAACAGCGGCCCACGCAGTTGGCCGTCGTCGGAGACCTTCACAAACTCGGCCTCGCGGCGCGCGGTGTCATTCGGGCGCGAGCGCTCACGCTTGGGGGCAGGACCTCGACCTGGCATTAGTTCACCTGACAAAGAGAGACAAAGAGCTGGGACCAACCAGCCGCGCCCAGAAATAGGGCAGCGCAAAGCAGGGACTTCATAATGATCTCCGTCGCAGGTGGAGTTAGTGAACAGACACGAGACTGGTGACAGTCTCGGAGATATCGCGCAAGCGCAGCGGTGACCGCGCAAAGCGGCGCTTAGTAACAGTCATGTAGCGGCCACGGTCATAGACCTCGACGCCACCTAACTTGCGACCCTTGCCCACCTCGGCGTGACCCCATATGTGCAGGCCGTGACCCGACGGGCTGACCTCCATGTATGTGCCACGGCAGGCCGCCACAATCGGCGCAGCCCAATCAGCCAGAACGCCATCCTCTAGGCAATGGTCCAGGTCAATGCACGCCACGCCATCACCCAGCGCAAATCCGAGACCGTCGCCAACCTCGGATGCATCAGCGTCGGCGTAGGTCGTCCACGTCGCCGGGTCGGTGCTAGACGCAGCGCGACCATTCACCTGGATCGGACGCTTGGCGTCGTGACGCAGCCAGCGATCTCGCGCACGCAACTCGGCAGGAACGTCAGCCCGATGCGCAGCAACCCGGCAACGGCCAGAACAGAAGCGCGCGTCAGCTCGACCGCCGAAAGCGGCACCACACCACGCGCAGGTCATGACCAGATTCTATTGCAGCGCAACGGTTTTCGGCTTTGTAACGGCTATTTTTCTTGCGCCAATCTCAGCCATTTTTAGCAGCGCCAAGGTCATAGTCATCGCGCTCAAACCAGTTCGCGCGTCAGCGTGGCGCTCTTGCCCGTGGCCGGGTACTGTGTCCTGCACACGGAGCGAGCGGGGTGACATGCGGGTAGCACCGCCTCACGGCCTGACTACTGCACCCCACTCCGCGCTTGTGTCCCCCCACCCCTCGCGCGTCGAATGTTGCATGAGCGATGCGCTTTCATCAGA